GGTACTATCGAGCGCGAAAAACGTGAGGTTTTAAATAAAAAAAATTTTGGCAAATTGGCAAACGTTAGCAGGGAGTAGTCTTCATGAAGAATAGCACCGAACTCAAAAATCCCCGGCAGGTCTATCATTATCTAAAAGATCGGTATCTTGTTGGCCAGAGAACTCTGTATCATCATGTGGAAACCGGCAAACTGAGATCAAAGCATGGCGGCGGGTTTGCGCTACGAACCGTGGAGGCTTATGCGAAAGCGCATTTAACGCCCAGGCCCGGCCCTGAACAGTTGAAGGATTCGGGAGAGGAAGAGCCTGCAGAGGCTGTCGGCGCCCAGGAGCGACGGCAACTGGCCGACGCTGAACTAAAAGAAGAGCAGGCCAGGCGTGCCCGGATGACTCGGCTCAAAGAAGAGGCCCGCCTGGTCAAGACCGAGACCGTGGAGCAGGAGCTTGTCACCCGGCACCGGATTTTCTCTTACAGCTTGGACAATTTTTTCCAAGAGCACTCAGATGATGTGGCCGCCTTATTTGGGGGCGACGAGCAGCGGGCCCATGAAATTATTGACCTGGTGGCCGGTGATCCGGGCAAAGCCTGGGATCTTCTGCAGTGGATGCAAGCTCGGGTACCGGATTTAATTTCTTACTATCTGGAGCGAAAAGAAGAATGGCTAAACGCTTATGCTACCGGCGCATGGTACACGGATGAAATGGCCAGAACGGTGGAAAAATGGAAACAGCAGGATCATTGACATATACCCGAAAACCGGATCCGGTGTTTTTCCGGGCGGAACGCACTTTTTTCCGGCGGCGCGAGCAAACGCCAACATATACCTGGGCCCAGCAAAACTTTCGGATTGTGACCGGACCATTAAAAGGCAAGTTTTGGACACCATCTGTTATTCCTTATGCCAGCGACATTATGGAGTGGTTTGACCGGCCGTATGTGCGAAAGCTCTTTATCTGCGCCCCGTCCCAGACCGGAAAAACCACTATTGCTTATGCTTGCATAGCGGCAGCCCTGTGCCGCCGGCCCGGCCCGGCAGGGGTCGGCATGCCGGATGAGGCGGCTGTCAACCGAATTTTTGATGAAAAATTAATACCTCATTTTAAGACATCTCCGGCCTTGCGCCGGCTGTTGTTGGACTCTTACCTGGCCATGCAAAAACAGGAGGTCCGTTTAAAAGACGGCTCCCGTGTGTACGGGCTGTGGGCCGGTTCTGAGTCCCGGATGAGCTCGGTTTCTCTGCAGTATTTACTCATCGATGAGGAGGACGCCTACGAAAAGCCGGCCAGCATCACGTCCATGGAAGAACGTACCATCGCTTTTGCGCATACATCCAAGATTCTGCGGTTTTCTAAACCCCGGGGAATAGATGAGGAGTCCCGGATTTGGCAGGATATGCAGTCCGAGTCTCAGGTGATCCTAGAGCCGCATGCCCGCTGCCCGGTGTGTGGCACTCTTCAAAAAATGGAACTGGAAAATATCCATGTCCGAAACGATGAGCGAAACCCTAAAAAAATACTTGGCGAGCGCCTGGGATATTATAAATGCATCCAGTGCAGCTCGCAGTGGAACGATAAGGTTAGAGACAATGCGATCGCAGCCGGCGGCTGCTTTACGTCCAAAAAATACAACCGCCCGTCTGTTGTTGGGTTCCATATTCCAAGCTGGAACTCGCCGTTTGTATCCCTTTCTAAGGTCATGGCCGATTATTTCCGTGCCCATGCCGCCGGCCCGTCCGCTCTGCAAAGGTTTGATAATAATCACAAGGCCGTGCCCGGCCAGACCGTGGTAACCGAGCAGACTGAGGAGCAGCTCAAAAATTTGATTGTGCCGGACCTGTCTCCGCAGGTTGTGCCGAAGGATGCCATTGCGTTGACATTTTCGGCGGATACCCAAAAGGACTATTTTTATTACTCGATCTGGGCCCATGCAATGGATCCGCGCAAAGACTGGGTTATTGATGCCGGCATTGTCGGAAATTTCGCAGAGCTGGAAGAAATGATTTTTAAATCCAGGTTCCGGCGAGACGGTACGGATGATGATATGGTTTCCATCTGGCGCGCCGCCGTGGACACCGGTGGCGGCGAAGGCTTTAGATGGGAGATGACCCGCACCCAACAGGTTTATCAATGGCTGTTGCGCCAACCCCCTGGTGTGGTGTTTGGCACAAAAGGAAAGAGCCGAAAAGAGCCGGGCGTGCACGTCAAGTTTAAGCCTCGGCAGAAGTTTCCGGACGGCCGGGCTATGAAATATGGGCTAAAACTGTATTTTATAGATACAGGCGCATTTAAGGATGAATTGTTTTGGCGTCTTTCGGATGAGTCCACCGAGCCAATCTTGTTCCACGGAGAGATATCCCGCCAATATTTTAAGCAGATCTTGGCGGAAAGAAAGGTGGTTAAGAAGGGCAAGGAGGTCTGGAAAAAGGTTCGAGCCGATAATCACTGGTTAGATTGTGCGGTGGGGCATCTGGCCATGACACACTGGCAGTGGTCGCCAAGTTTGCAGACCATGGCTCTGCAGATCAAATCCAAATCCAGTGTTCCGGCAAAAAAGAAGAAAAAAGTCAATCCTTATACCAATGGTCAAAATCCTTTTGCGGGGCAAAGATGAGCGAACAAGACATGGTAAAATTCCTGGCCACAGCTATCCAGGCCGCGGAATGCGGCGTGGACTATTACCCGACCACCGGCGCGTACTGTCCGTTTTGCGGCAAAAAAAAAGTGTCGGTTTATACCACCCGGCCTTGGGACGGCTACACCCGGATACGGTATCACAAGTGCGACAACCCGAGATGTTATCTCAACCAGATCGGCAAAACCATTAAATCAGTGGAAAGCCTGGGTCAACTACCCCCACCTGATCTCTGAAACCCCTTCCTTCGGGGAAGGGAGGCCGCCAAAACACTGGTTTATGCAAGACGGCGTGTAGTATTGTACTAATTTAGTATCCGTTTTATTGATTTATTGTCAGCCCCTCTGTATTCTGAACCCATGGCTAATATCACTGAATTACAAGACGAACTGGCGTTATACAAGAATGCCCGGAAAAAGATCTTGACCGGCGCGCAATCATACCGATCCGGGGATTTCCGGGCTGACCGCGCGGATTTGTCGGTTATTGAGAAACGCATCAATGAGCTGGAATCTCGCATTGCCATGAAAGCCAACGCCGGACGCATCAATACGGCCCAGGTCGTATTTGGAGGCAGGCGTGAATAGTTACAGTCGCACTAAATCTGATCTGCTGACCCGGGTCGTTGCGGCGGTTGTTGGCACTGTGGCTCCGAATACGGCCATGCGCTATGTCGGCCGCAGAACCGTGCTGCGAAATTATATAGCCGCCGGCAAAGGCGGGCCGAATGCCGCATGGCGGCCGTCAAACAAGTCCGGCGACGAGATCTTAAAAAGAGATCACAAGCTGATTATAGCCCGTTCTCGGGATTTGGTCCGAAACGATTCTCACATTGCCGGCGCATTGCGTAAGATTGTCAACAATGTGGTGTTCAACGGCATCCGGCCCCAGGCGGCCTTAAAAGACGGCGCCGGGGAGCTGCAGCGGGAGCGAAACGCCCAGGCAGAAGCTCATTTTAAGCGATGGGCCGAAGCCATTGACTTTTTTGAAAAACAGGAGTTGATTCTGCGCCATCTCTGGCAAGACGGAGAAATCCTTGCTCACTTTTTTTATGACCCGGATCTGTACGCCCTGGACATCGTTCCTTTGGGTATCGAACTGCTGGAATGCGATCATCTAGACACCTCTGTTGACGGCCGGCTGCGCAGCGGCAGAGAGGCCAAGCGGGGCGTGGAATACAATGGTGCCGGTAAAGTAGTGGCATATCATATATTTCCGGAGCATCCGGGTGAAAACACCATGTTTACACTATCCCGCTCCCGGCGCATACCGGCGCAAAACATGATTCATATATATGCCCCGGATCGTGTGTCGCAATCTCGGGGTGTGCCCTGGCTGGTGGCCGCAATCATGGAAATCAAGGATTTCGGCGAATATCAGCAAAACGAGCGCCTGGCCGCGCGCCTGGCTTCGGCTTTCGGGATCTTTGTGGAATCCCCCTATCCAGAGCACCAGATGCCGGAAAATCATCCCCTGTTTCAGTCTTCCGGATATACGGGCGTTGATGAGATTTCCGACTATATCGACCCGGGCCGTATCGACGTGTTGCCACCGGGAATGAAGATCACCACCGCAAAATATGAGCGCCCGGGCCAAACCTACGAGCCCTTTACCAAGACCACTTTGAAGGGCGCGTCCACCGGCGTAGGCATGAGCTACGAGTCTTTTTCCAATGACTATACAGATGCCAGCTATTCATCAGCCCGATCCGCTACGCTCGAAGAACGCAGGGGATACCAGAAACAACAAGACCTGTTGAACCGCAAATTCAACACGCCGATATGGCGGGTGTTTTGCCGTTATATGCGGCTGTTTTCCATTGATACACTGCCCGAAGACATCCCGGTTACCTGGCAGGCCCCTGGCTGGCCCTGGGTGGATCCGCTCAAGGATTCCAAGGCTGCAGAGAACGAGATCAAACTCGGCATTAATACCCGCCGGAAGCTGGCAGCGGATCGCGGGCACGACTTTGACGAGCTCGTAGAACAGCTCAAGCGGGAGCGGCAGCAACTCGCAGACGCCAACATTATTCAGGAAAACCCGGAGGACGGATCATGACATACAGGATTTTGAAAACATACAACTTCCTACCCCTCAACTCCCTATCCCTGCGCAGCGACTCCAGCCGGATTAGTGCCGTGCGCACAGCCACCAGCGCGGTTCGACCGGAAACCTATGATTCGCAAAACGATACCGTGCGCTTTGTTGTAGCCACAGAGCGGCCCACACAGGTTTTTGACTTTGATCAGATGGACATTATTGATGAAGTCCTATGCATGGCCGGCATGATGGCGCCCGATATCGGTCAGGTGCCTCTTTTAGACGATCATTCCCGGTTTGAGGTCTCGGACGTGCTGGGCTCGGCCCGGGATTTTCAAATGACAGAGGTCAGCGGATACAGGGCCGTAGAGGCCCAGGTCTGGTTTGCCACCACGGATCGCGCGCGGGATGCTGCCCGCCTGGTATTGGAGGGGCATGTTACGGATGTATCCGTTGGATATAAGGTGCTGGAAAAGGAAGTGCTCCGGAAAGGCGAGCAAAAAACCATCGGCGGGGACACATATGAAGGACCCGTGCGGATTGCAACCAAGTGGGAGATAAAAGAGACCTCTCTTACAGCCATCGGAGCCGACACCTTGGCCAAGGTACGGACCGAACACAAACTAGAGGAGGACAAGGCCATGAACAAAAAATTAAGAAAGTTTCTGGTGCGCATGGGCCTGCCGGTGGATGCCACTGATGAGCAGGCCCGACAGTTCCTGATGGAGTTTGAAGCCCGACAGGACCTGGAGGTGAGCGCCCGAAGTGAACTGGATCAGCTCAAAGCCGAAGCAGCCGTCAATCAGGCGCCTTCCATCGGCGCTTCTTCTAACCCGGTCGCCGCCCAGAAAAATGCCCCGCAGAACCCTTCTGGCGGCGGACAGAACCAGTATTCCCGGCAGGACATGGACGCTTCCGCCCGGCGTGCGGCACAGGAAGCTGTGTGCGCGGAACGTGACCGCATTGACGGCATCCAGGAGGCCGTTCGTCTGGCCGGCCTGGATGCTTCCGAGGCAGACGCCATGATCCGTCAGGATATTAATATCGATCAGGCCCGGGCGGCGATTTTCGAGAAAATGAAAACTCAAAATTCGCCAGTGGGCCCGGGCCGACTGTATGAAGGCGCTCACGAGGCAGACAAGTTCCGGGCCGCAGTGGTGTCCGGCATTACGCATCGCAGCGGGGCCCGGGAGCAACAGCCGGCAGCGGGGTATGAAGAGTTTCGGGGCATGTCCATTGCCGACATTGGAAAGGTTTGTTTGGAGCGTGCCGGGATTTCCACCCAGGGCATACATTCCCGGCGGCAGATCGCGGACATGCTGCTTTCCCAGCGGTCTTCGCTGTCCACAAGCGATTTTCCCTCCATTTTCATGGATGCGGCCGGAAAGCGTCTGCTGCGCACTTATCAAGAAGCCCCTGCAACCTGGCGGCCCTGGGTCAACGTGGTGACCGCCACGGATTTCAAGGACATGTATGGCATTGCTCTGTCCGAGGCCCCGACCCTGGAGCTGCTGAACGAAAACGGGGAATACAAATCCGGAGCTTTCAAGGATAAGCAGGAATCCTATCGGGTGGAATCTCGCGGAAAGATCGTGTACCTGACCCGTAAGATGATCATTAACGACGACTTGCGGGCTTTCATGCGAATACCGCAGCTTTTTGGGGCCGCGGCCCGGCGCATGGAAGCGGACATCATCTACACCGAGCTGCTTTTGCAGAATCCCACCATGAATGAGACAGGAAAAACCCTGTTCCATGCGGACCACGAAAATCTGGAGGCAACGACCATTGGCCCGGTCACGACCGCCGGGCTATCTGCGGCCCGGTCGGCCGTGCGCAAACAAAAAGGTTTGAATGGATCTTACCTTGATTTGCAGCCTGCTTTTCTGCTGACTCCCACGGATCAGGAGACCGATGCCGAAGTCCTGCTGCGCTCCACTGCTCTGCCCAGCACGGAGATGTCCTCCGGCGTGTACAACCCATGGGCCAACCGGCTGACTCCGATTTCCGAGCCCAGGCTGGATGCAATCTCAGCCAAGGCCTGGTATCTAATCGCTGATCCGGCCATGGTGGACACCATAGAGGTGGCCTATCTGGACGGAAACGAGCAGCCTTATCTCGATGAAAATGAGCTGTTTGAGCGTGACGCCATCGGCTACAAGGTGCGCCATGATTTCGGCGCCGGGGTCATGGAATACCGGAGCTTTTACAAAAACCCCGGAGAATCGTGAAATAGCAAATAGACATGCCGGCGCCCGAGCAAGCGTATCCGGGCGCCGCATCTGAAAACCAATTATAAAACGGAGGATATGATCATGGCTATCAATTACGTGCAGCCCGGAAACAGCATAAAGCTGCCAGTTACTTCCGGAGCCAAGTCCGGGGCCTGGGAGATGATTGGGGATCTGGCAGTGGTTTTAAACGGGGATGCAGACAATAATGACAATGCCCAGTGCAATCTGATTGGCGTATACAGCCTGGAAGTCATCGGCGCGGACAATGCTGGAGATGCGGCCATTTCCGCGGGCGGCAAGGTCTATGTGGACGGCACGGTATTAAATGCTGACGACACCGACGGCTTGCATTTCGGCCACGCCTTGGATACTGTCAACGCCGGGGAAACAAAAGAGATCCGGGTGCGGCTCAAACAGGGGTAAGCCGGCCTGCCGGGCGCTGTGCTATGCCGGTTCATCGGGCGTGGATACTTATCGGACTGGGCTGGATGCGGAATGGCCGCATCTGCAGCGCGGCGCCTGGCGGCCATACATTAACTCGCAGCAAAACAGAGGTGAGACATGAGCGGTTTCCTAAGCGCGCTGCCGGTGATCGGAAAGGTGTTGGACAAGGGCCTGGAGGTGGTAGATCAGTTTGTCGAGGACAAAGACCAGGCCAATGCCTTGAAGGCCCAAATTAAGCAAAGGGCCATGGACATGGATCATAAGGAGATCCAGACCCTGGTCCGCGCCCAGGCCGGTATTGTCAAATCAGAGGCGCAGGGGGAGTCCTGGCTGCAGCGAAACTGGCGTCCGCTGCTCATGCTTTGCGTGGTGGCCATTATTTTCAACAACTGCGTGCTGGTGCCGTACCTGTCCATGTTTACCAGCAAGGTAACTATGCTGGAGTTGCCAAACGGCCTTTGGGCTTTGTTAAATGTCGGCGTAGGCGGATACGTGGCCGGCCGGTCCGGGGAAAAGATTGTGGACCGGATCAAGCGGGGGAAGCCGGATGACGCTTAAACAGCAGATGTATGAAGACATGGAAAGCCTGTTTTTTGACCTGGATGACGCCACGCTGGAGCTGGATTTCAACGGACAGACGCTTATGGCCAACCAGGTTACCTCCCGGGACTCGGACTACGGGTTTGAAAACCGCCCGGAGCAGGGAGTGCTTGAAGAGCGCAGGGCATATCATTTCCGGGAAATTGATTTGAATCTGGTGCCAGTACCATGGGAGGACGTGGAGATTAATGGCGAGACCTGGACCGTGTTGGAGGTTTTTCCGGTTAGGGGCGCAGTTAAAATTACCTTTTTCAGGGAGCGGGCATAATGCGAATAAAAATTGATACCTCAGAGATTGTGCAGGCCCAGAAGGCCCTTGAAGCTCTTGGGGATGCGGCCCGGCCGCTGATTGCCAAATCTTTAAACCGCTCCACCCAGGGTGTGCGTACAGATGCCAGCCGCATGGTTCGGCAGAGATACAATATCCGGGCAAAGGATGTGCGCACCAGCTTTAAAATTATCACGGCCAGCCGGGAGGGCCTTTCTGCTGCGGCTATTGCCACCGGATCGACCATTTCCCTATGGCGTTTTGGTCCCAGGCCAGCAACCCCAGGCCGGCGGCCGCGGATCGGTGTGTCTGTCAAGGTGACCCAAACCCGTCAAAAGATTCCGGGCGCATTTGTGGCCCGGATGCCAAGCGGCGGTATCGGGGTCTTTCAGAGAAAGGACCGGGCCCGGTTGCCGATTAAAAAACTGTACGGCCCGTCCGTGCCCCAGATGCTGAGCCATGACCAGGTTTTGCCGGAGATCCAGTCCGGCGCCGCAGACCGATTTAACAAAACCCTGGATCATGAAATTGATTTTTACCTGCGCAAAAAAGGACTACAATAAATGAGCTTTTTTCTGGTGCAGGAGTTAAAGGATGTCCTGGAGAAACACTTTGCCGACACGGCTTTTCGTGATCCGGGAAAGGATGAGGTGTTTATCGCACCCCGGTTTTTCATCAACTCCCTGCCACCCAAACGCAAGCATGGCAAAGACAATGAGGACTTCCCGTTTGTGTTGGTCCGGGCTACAGAGGGCCGCGACGAGCAGGAGTACGCAGAGATCAGCACGCAGATTTTTTGCGGCATTTATACGGCCGAAGGCATTACCGCCGGGGGAAACGAGATCCAGAACATGGTGGACCGGATTCGCACATACCTTTTGACAAACCGGGTGCTGGCCAAAAAGTTTGAACTACAGCTCCCGCTCACCTGGAGCCTGGGCACGGATGAGGAGCGAAACCAGCCCCATCCTTATTACATCGGCACAATCACGGCCACCTGGCATGCTGTGCATGCGGCCGTGTTGCAATCCATTGCCCAGGAGATTGAGGCCTACGGTTCGGGTTTGCAATAAACACGGCAACAAAAATCCAGAGGAAAGGCTTATGGCCGGAAAAAAGAAAAAGAAAACCCAGCCCGCACCCCAGGTGTATATCGGGCCGAACCTGCCCGGGGGCGCGCTGTCATCGTTTACAGTGTTTAAAAACGGAGTGCCTGCGTACGTGGAGGAAATGGTCAGGCAAACCCCGGAGCTATCGGATTTGTTCGTACCGGTATCTCACATAGCTAAAGCTCGGCGCGAACTGCTACGTCACGGAAAAGAGGCTCGCGCTTTTCGGGCGGTTATGAAAAAATTATTCTAAGGGAGGAAGCGCAAAATGGCATATAAACACGGAGTCTACGTCTCGGAGCAGCCCACTAGCATTGTGCCGCCGCGCACGGTTTCCGCGGCCCTGCCGGTAGTGTTCGGCGCGGCCCCGGTCAACATGCTCGATGCTCCGCCGGTTAACAAGCCTGTTTTAGTTCACACCCACCAGGCGGCCGTGGCTGCACTGGGATACGTGGAGCCCTGGGCCGGATTTGAGCTCTGCGAGTTCATGGACGCCTATTTCGGCAAGTTTGCAATGGCCCCGGTAGTCTTTATCAACGTGATGGACCCGGCATCGCATACCGCAAGTGTCACAGGTGAGACCCAGATCCTTGCCGACGGGGAATGCACTTTGGAAAAGCTCGGGGTGTTGCAGGATACAGTGGTGGTCAGCGACACCGCCGACGCTGTCTATGCGCTGGATACGGATTACTCCCTGGATTTTGACGATGACGGATATACGGTGGTTACGCGCGTTGAAGACGGCACCATCACCGCTGGCGAAACCCTGACCATCGCCTATGATCACCTTGACCCTTCGGCGCTTACCGCAGACGATATTGTGGGCGGGGTGGATTCCCTAACTGGGGCCAAGACTGGCTTGGAGCTGATCAACGAAGTGTTTCCCAAGTTTCGCCTGGTGCCCGGCCAGATCGTGGCCCCGGGCTGGTCGCATCTGCCCGAGGTGGCCGCCACCATGTCGGCCAAGGCGGGCAACATCAATAGCCATTTCAAGGCAATAGCCCTGATTGATATTGATGATGTCACGGTTATCCGGTATTCGGACGTGCCCGGGTATAAAAACGACAATAATCTCACAGACGAGCTCCAGGTCATTTGCTGGCCCCGGGTCAGCCTTGGAGACAAGACTTACTGGATGAGCTCTCAGCTTGCCGGCTTAATTGCCCAGGTGGACGGGGAAAACGAGGACATTCCCTATGCCAGCCCGTCAAATCACAACTTCCAGATGGATGCGGCCACAGCCAACAGCGAAGAGGTTTGGCTCGGCCCGGGCGAGGCCAATTATTTAAATGGAAACGGCATTGTCACTGCTCTTAATTTCATCGGCGGTTGGAAGTGCTGGGGCAACCGGACGGCGGCCTATCCTGCGGTAACCGATGTCAAGGACACCTTTTTACCTATCCGACGGATGTTTAACTGGATCGGTAACACCCTGGTGCTCACTATCTGGCAAAAGACCGATTATCCAGTCAATCGCCGTCTGATCGAGACTATTGTGGATTCGGCCAACATCTGGTTGAACGGCCTGGCCGCCCGCCAGTTCATTCTGGGTGGACGGGTGGAGTTTAATGAAAGCGAAAACGTGGTGACAGATCTCATGAACGGCAATATCAAGTTCCATGTGTATATTACTCCGCCGAGCCCGGCCCGGGAAATCGATTTTATTCTGGAATATGATCCTGAATACCTGAGCACACTGTTTGGGTAAGGGAAAAATTTAAGTGTCAAGCGTTAAGTTTCAAGTGAAAAACAAGGGGCTTAGCCACTTAAAACTTAAAACTTTATAGGAGATCAAAATGTCAAATCCGAGGTCTGAAAAACTGATTAACTTTCGGGTATATCGGGATGGGACCGATTTGCTCGGCACTTCGGACGCGGAGCTGCCTAGCCTGGAGGCCATGACCGATACCGTCTCCGGCGCCGGCATAGCCGGCGAGGTAGACTCGCCCGTGCTCGGTCATTATGGCTCAATGACCCTGACGCTCAACTGGCGCACTACTACCAAAACACAGACCATCCTGGCCCGGCCCGTCGCTCATCATCTGGATTTGCGCGGGGCCATGCAGACATACAACGCGTCTGACGGCAAATACTACAGTGTGCCCTTAAAGGTGGTGGTCAAGGCGGTGCCTAAAAACACCAGCCTGGGCAACCTGTCCGTGGGTTCCAGTCAGGAGGGCTCCACCGAGATGGAGGTCAACTATCTCAAGGTTTGGGTGGACGGCGAAGAGCGTATCGAGATCGACAAATACAATTTCATCTGCAAGATGCATGGCACGGATTACCTGGCTGGCGTCCGCCGGGACCTCGGGCTGTAAGCGGCCGCGGCAATAATCCCGGAAAGGAGATATCATGAGTCAGATTGTAGAACTGAACTACCCGATAACCATAGATGGCCAGACCGTCAACAAGATCGAAATGCGCCGGCCCAGGGTAAAGGACATGCGTAGCGCGGACAAAGCTGGCGGTTCAGATGCCGACCGGGAAATCCGTTTGTTTGCCGTCCTTTCCCATATCAACCCGGAGGATCTCGATGAGCTCGATCTTGCCGATTATCAGCAGCTCCAAAAGGCGTACTCGGATTTTTTGTCATAAGCTGGCCGGAGCTCAGAAAAATGTGCCTGGATATGAGCATGGCCGCCAGCACTGGCATGGAATACTGGATGGAGCTGGAAATCGACGAGTTAATTGAGCATAAAAAAGACATTGACCGACTTTTGCGATCAGGGAGCAAGTAATGGCCCGTACGTATTCTGTTGAATTTAATATTGGCGCGGCCCTGGGCTCGAGCTTTAAACGGTCTCTGGGCTCTGCACAGGACCATATGCAGAAATTGGGCGCCACCATGCGGGGCATGGAAAAGCAGAAGTTCCATGCCGGCGAGGTGGCCAAATACTCCCAGGAGTTAAAAGACCTTCGCCGCCGCCAGGAAAAGGCGGGCTACGCCAACCGGGACCTGAATGCCAAGATTGCCGAAACCCAGCATAAGTTTCGGGAAGCCGCGCGCGCGGCGCAAAAACACGGGGTTGAAATCGGCGGAGCCGCCCGGCAGTATAAGCGCCTGGATACGGCCATGGGCCAGGCAGAGCGTCGCATGGGCCGCATGCAGAAAATGCAGCAAAATCGCGATACCCGCCAGCAGATCCATGGCCAGTTTATGGGCGTGGCCGCAGCCGGTGCGACCGTAGCCTTTCCGATTAAGCAGGCTATGGAGTTCGAATCTAAGATGGCCGATGTCAAAAAGGTCATGGATTTCGAGACCCCGCAGCAATTCAAGGCGCTTTCCCGAGGCGTGCTCAATCTTTCCACCCGGCTTCCCATGGCCGCATCCGGGATCGGGGACATCATGGCCTCTGCTGGTCAAGCCGGTATTGCCAGGGATGAACTAACCGCGTTTGCCGAAACAGCGGTCAAAATGGGTACGGCCTTTGACATGACCGGCCGGGTGGCGGGCAAAACCATGGCTGGATGGCGCGCGGCCATGCGGCTGTCACAAGACGAGACGATTGAGCTGGCCGATGCAGTCAACCATCTTTCCAACAGCATGAATGCGGAGGCCGGAGAACTAACCCGGGTGATCAATCGGCAGGGGGCCTCGGCCCAGACAGCGGGTTTGATGAAACAAGAAGTGGCCGCACTGGGCGCCACGCTGCTGACTTCCAACCAGGGGGCGGAACGCAGCGCCACGGCTATGAAAAAGCTGCTCAGTACCCTGACCGCCGGTGAGCAGGCTCCGAACCGGATTAAAAATTCTTTGCAGGCCCTGGGCTTTTCCGCCAAGGGCATGGCAGAGCGCATGCAAGTTGACGCACAGGGCGCGATCCGATCTGTTTTCCAGGCACTAAAAGAGCTTCCCGAGGCCGCCCGGCCCGGAATGCTAAAGGAGGTTTTCGGCGAAGAAGGTAAGGACGTGATTTCGCCGCTGCTTACTAACCTGGAAAATCTGGATCAGGCTTTTGCTATGGTTTCGGATAAAACTAAGTATGCCGGATCTATGCAAAAAGAATACGCCGAGCGGGCCAAGACCACGGAAAACCAGATGCAGATTTTCCAAAATCGAGTTTCCAAGCTAGGCATTACCCTGGGTTTCGCCCTGTTGCCGCCGCTTAATGCGGTTATGGGCGTTGCGGGCAAAACCGCCGGTGTCGTGGCGGATCTGGCGGATGAGCACCCGTTTTTGACCAAAGTGGTATTCGGCGCAGCCGCTGCCCTGGTGAGTTTTAAGGTGGCATCGCTTGCCGGGCGCTACGGCATGTCCCTGGTATCGGATGCAGTGCAGTTTGGCAAGGCAACATTTGATTTTTTCCGCCCCTCAGTGCTGGCGTTAAATGCCTCCCTGATTAAGCAAAAGGCTGTTGCCGTGGGCCTGGCGGCCTGGCAGTGGATCGTGGCTGGTGCCACTAAGGCCTGGACCGCGGCTCAGTGGCTACTCAATGCGGCCATGTGGGCCAGCCCTATTGGCCTAGTGATTGCCGGTGTAGCCCTTCTTGGCACAGCTGCCTATTTCCTGGTAAAAAAATGGGAGACGGTCAAGGTTTTTTTCACCGACCTGTGGGACTGGTTGAGCTCTATTAACCTCTTTGAAATCGGCAAAAACATCATCGGCTCTCTGGTTTCAGGCCTGAAGGCTTTGGCCATGAAGCCGGTTGAAGCCGTAAAGGGCGTGTTTAAAAAAGTCCGGGAACTTCTTCCATTTTCCGATGCCAAAACCGGTCCGCTTTCTGATCTGATCGCGTCCGGAAAGTCCATTCCTCACACCATCGGTGCGGGTATCCGCCGGTCCGGCCCTCGGCCGGTATCCGGGGCCATGGATCAGGCTCTTTCCGGTGCGAATACCCCGTCTGGAACGGTTTCCGCCCGGAGTGGACCGACATCCGGTCGTCAACGGCCGTCCGTGGAAATCAACTATAATCCCACCATTTATGTAAATGGTGACGGAGACGTACGGCAGCAGGCGGAACAAGGCATCCGTGCCGGGTCGGACTATCTGGCTGATCGTATGCGGGCTGTATTCCGGCGCGAAAGGAGGTTGTCTTTTGCCTGATGATTACGTGACCATTCAGGGCGATACTTGGGATATTGTTTCCAAGAAAGTTTACGGCGCGGAAAAATACATGGATCGGCTGATTACCGCAAATACAGCACACCGGGAAATTGTGTTTTTTGCCGCCGGGGCTCGGCTGGTTGTGCCGAAAATCGACGAATCCATGCCTGAAACTCTGCCGCCCTGGAAAAGGGGATAAACCATGACTGCACGGCGCACACAGGTGGAGCTGATATATGAGGGCGTGGATATATCCGAGGACGTGGCTCCGTTCATGGAGGGGTTTTCTTATACAGATAATATTCACGGCAAGGTGGATGAAGTTTCCGTGGCCTTAAATGACAGGTCTGGCAAATGGCTTTCGGACTGGTTTCCGCAAAAATCCGACCGGATTAAAGCGGCGATTATTACCCGGCACTGGGATGCTACCGGCGACCAGGCACGGCTTTTCTGCGGCGAATTTTCCGTAGATGAGCTGGATTTTTCCTTTCCGCCGCAGGCATTGAAAATTCAGGCCGTATCTACGCCTGTGGACGGCAGCCTCCGAAGGGAGAAAAAAAACCAGGCGTGGGAATCCACCTCCCTTTTCGGCATTGCCGCCGAGTTGGCGGGCAATGCCGGTCTGCAGATGTTTTTTGATGTGGGCATAAACGTGGATTATGACCGGATAGATCAGCGGGGAGAAAGCGACCTGGCCTTTCTCCAGCGGCTCTGCGAAGATGCGGGCCTGGCAGTAAAGGTGACAGATAGCCGCCTGGTAATCTTTGACGAGGCGGAATACGGCAAAAAAGCTGCTGTTTCGACCATACAAAAAAACAGTGGGATCATTGACTGCAACTTTCGGGCCCAGGCTCATGACATATATCGAGCTTGCCGGGTGAAATATTATGATGCAATCGTTAAAAAAACCTTTGAATACACCCATGAAGCAAAAAATATCTCTTCCGGCCAGGTGCTGGTGGACAACCGCCGGGTGCATTCCTACACACAGGCCAAGCAGCGCGCAAAAAACCTGCTGTATCAAAAAAACAAACGAGAGGTGGCCGGATCCGTATCCCTTTCCGGTAAACCGGGGTTGGTGGCCGGCGTGAATGTGATGCTGGAAGGCTTTGGGGCTTTTTCCGACAAATATTTGATCACCAAGGCGGTCCATGGAATTTCCGGCGGTTATACTACCCGGATAGACGTGCAGAGGGCGGAAAATGATTGATGAATTGGAGCGAAAAATCCGGGAAGTCTCTGACCGGATAGACGATATCGTTCGGGTCGGTCAGGTGTCTGCCGTGGATGATAATGCCGGCACCGTCCGGGTCACATTTGCAGACCGGGACGGGAAGGTGAGTTACAACTTGCCGGTGCTGGTGCCCCAGACGCTGAAAAACAAGGATTACGCTATGCCGGATGTGGATGAGATGGTGGTCTGCGTGTTTTTGCCCTCCGGCCCGGAGCAAGGGTTTGTTTTGGGCAGCGCATACAACCATGCCGACACTCCTCCGGTAAAGGACCGCAACAAGCGTCATCTACTTTTTGACGATGGAACCTGGCTGGAATACGATCGGATGGCCCACAAGCTGGCAGCCAACGTAAAAGGTGATGCGGATATTATCACCACCGGCAGCATTTCAGCCCAGGCTCAGGCAGATATCAATGCAGAGGCCGGGACAAAGGCGGATGTTTCTGCGCCTCAGGTTAATATCCATGGCAATATCTTTCTGGACGGTCCCTTGACCCAAGGGGGAGGAGAAGGAGGGGATGGGTCTGAATTTACCGGGGGTGTGACGGTTAACGGGGATGTTATTATTTCCGGAATATCTTTTCTGGGTCATGTGCACCTTGAAAACGATTCCGGCGGCCCCACGGACCCGCCGATGTAGAGAGGCGCAAAAGTTAATTATGATTGGATATCTCGGAGACATCGTATTTGAGGTTAGTTCGGAAAAAGCCCGGACTTTTCGTGGCTTTAGCCGCAAAACCACCGGCCGGTGGGCCACGCACAATCTTCACGGTAAAAAGCCGGAGTTGGAGTTTTCTGGCCCGGACGTGGCGGAAATCCGGTTTTCTATGCGTCTGGATGCTTTTTACGGAGTAGATCCGGGCGCGGAGACCGATCGGATTCTCCGGGCGGTTGCCGAAGGTGTTGTTTTGCCCCTCTCCCTGGCCGATGAGTACAGAGGGGATTTTGTCATCACAGAGGTGACCGAGGAGTGGCGGCATGTTGACAACCGGGGCCGCGTGATCGTCTCTGATCTGACCATACGCATAAAGGAATATGCCGATAATGAGCCGGGAAATTGATATTTTAACCGATCCGGGACTTGTTGATTTTGCACCCATAGAAGAGGCCGCCGAAATTGTGCAAAACGTTAAAACAATTCTGTCTACCCGCAAATATGACGTACCGCTGCACCGGGACTTCGGCCTGGATGCATCCGTTGTTGACCAGCCATTGCCCCGCGCAAAAGCAGGTATCTCTGCAGACATTATTGCAGCGATAAAAAGATATGAGCCCCGTGCGGAAATCACAAAAGTCAGTTTTGATGGAGACGGGATTTCCGGGGCGCTGAAACCCAGAGTAAGGATACGGATCAATGCCTGAACTGCCAGAAATTAAATTTACAGAAAAAGACGCCGGCATCATCGAAACTGAAGTGATCACCGCTTATGAGGCGATATCCGGCCGCAAGTTGTATCCCGGCGATCCGGTGCGGCTGTTTCTGCTCTCCATTGCCGATTTGCTGGTACAGCAGCGCTCTATTATTGATTTTGCCGGGAAGATGAATCTGCTTTCTTACGCGCAAGACGATTACCTGGATGTGCTTGGCGACCTGCTCGGGGTTTATCGGCTCTATCCCCAGCCCTCTGTTGTCACCCTGGAATTTGTTTTGTCTGAGGCAAGGCAAGATGTTTACACCATTACCAAAGGCACAGCAGCCACGGACGGCCGCCTTGTATGGGAGACAACCGAAGCCATGGACATTTCCGCAGGAGATCTTTCTGGCACGGCAACAGCGCAGTGCACCACAGTCGGCACGGAAGGAAACGGCCGCAAACCCGGGCAAATTGACACCCTTGTTGAGCCCATGGAGTATATCGACGCCGTGAGAAACACCACGGTGAGCACCGGCGGCTCGGAAGAGGAAAATGACGAAAATTTGCGTGACCGTATCCGCCTGGCTCCCTCGTCTTTTTCCGTGGCCGGGCCGGCCTCAGCATATCGATACTGGGCCAGATCTGCGAATCAGTCTATAATCGATGTTACCGTAATCAGCCCGACGCCCGGAGTGGTAGAGGTTCGGCCGCTTATGACCGGCGGCGAACTTCCGGACAGTGATCTACTGGACCAGGTTGCAGATGTATTGACAAGTAATGACGTGCGCCCGCTTACAGATCAGGTTAATGTGCTGGCCCCAACGGCATTTAATTATGACATCACTGTGGATTACTGGGTCAGCGAGGCCGATGCCTCCCAGACAACAAACATCCAGGCAGCCGTGGAAGATGCCGTAGAGATTTTTGCGGGCTGGCAAAAAGGGGCCATTGGAAGAGACATCAATCCATCAGAGCTGGTGCGGAAGATGATGGAAGCCGGGGCCAAGCGGGTGGATGTGTCCAGTCCGATCTTTGTGGTGCTCGACAAGACCGAAGTGGCCCTGGAATATACGGTTACAGTCAATTACCGGGGAATTGAAGATGCCTGATAAAATCCAAAGCATCAGCTTAAAAGACCTGGTGCCCGACAGCATCAAAGATGACCAGCGAGTGGCTGCGGCCATTGCCGCCCTGGATGCCGAGATCAGAAAGGTATCTGCATTATGCGAAGTACCGCGGCTGTTTTCCAGGCTCGACACGTTATCCAGTGACGTGCTGGATCATCTGGCCTGGCAGCTACAGGTGGATGCCTGGCGCTCGGATCTGCCGGTGGAAAACAAAAGGGATTTGATTCCTATTGCCCTTGTCATACACAGAAAGAAAGGAACCCCTTGGGCTGTGGAGCAGGCAATGGCTGCAGTCGGCGTGCCCATTGGCCTAGAGGAGTGGTGGGAGTATGGGGGCGACCCATATTACTTTCGGGTGCGCGTGCAGGCGATTGCAGATCCACTTTCCCGGGAGGCTGTCTTGGGGATGATGAGCAATATTGAGGCTTATAAAAATGTCCGGTCCTGGGGCAGCCTGCGCCTGGCTCAGGAGGGAGACATGTGGCCACTCTTTTGCCGGATGGGCCTCTGGGTAAAGCCGGAAACAATGGTGTTGCCGTATATACTTTCGGTAGAATTGACAGATTCGCAGTATTGCTTTTTTTCCGGCACGCATATTACCCGCGGCCGGGTGATGATAGATTAATCAAAGGAGAAGGATATGAAGTTTCCAGGATTTGTGCTGACTACAAAAGGAGAGGCTCTGTTGGCAAAAGTACAGGCCGGGGACACGCTGAGCTTTACCATGGCCGCTACCGGCGCCGGACGGTTGCCGCCGGACAATGCGCCCTTTACCGCTACGGCAAGTGACGACACAGTGGCCGTGGCGCGGACGGAAAACGGTGCAGCCGGCGCGTCTGATGTGGATACCGGTTTTACCATTACTACGGAGGTGGTCGGTGATAGTACCACAAAAGCAGAGACTGCAATCCAATGCCTGGCCGCAGGAGATCTGGCCGGCGGGGAGCGGTTTCATATCAGCTCGCCTTATATTGACTTTTATGTGTGGTTTTCCATTGATGGCAGTGGAATCGATCCCGGCCTGGCAGCCCGTGTTGGCATCCATGTGGCTCTTGACGGGCTGGACAGCGCAGCCGCAGTGGCTCAGAAGCTGGCCGAGACAATAGACCATTTCCGGATAGCTCTGTCTGATCTGTACGCCCTGATTGACCAGCGCCAGGAGCTTGCCGTCAATACCGTGGAGCGGGTAGATGACGTGGTTACAGAGATTTCCACTGTGCTTTCAAACGAGTGGCTTTCCACCGGGTATTACCTGGCGGAGCTCGGAATTTTTGCTCAGGATCCGGATCTGGGAGAAATTCTGTACTCAATAACCAACGCGGGCGAACAGGGCGATTATTTTCCGGCCGCAGGCGGTGCAACCCTGATTGAAACCGATTTAATCATGCGCACTACTATTTCCGCGGATGCAAGCCTGAGCATGACCGTGGATTCAGGGGCATACGCATCATTGAAACAGGTGGTCGATGACCACCAGCAGCGGGCCAGTAAGGAGCCGGTGCGCGTGGCCACTGATGCAGAGATCACGCTTACCGGTTTGCAGACTGTGGACGGCGTTTTACTAGCAGAGGCTGACCGGGTGCTTGTAAAAAATCAGGTCGCCCAGACGGTAAACGGCATATACATTGCCTCAAGCTCGGATTGGATCCGGTCCGAAGACGCAGACGAAGCGGTCAAGTTGCCGCCGGCTATGTTGGTGCCGATATCCGAGGGCATCGAAAACGCAAATTCGATCTGGCAGCTGGCTACGGACGCAGATATCACCCTGGGTACCACGGACCTGTCGTTTGTGCTGGCGGGCAAGTCTTTTCTTGATGAAAAAGCAGACAAAGCCACGACCTACAGCGAGACGGAAGTTGACGGGCTGCTGGACGACAAAGCAAATATATCCGGCCAGATCTTTACTGGCGAGATTAATTATCGTGGCGCGGGCGGGGATACTACTAATAGTGGTTATGGAGAAAACGTACTCCAGAACAACACCACAGGCAACAACAACACCGCCAACGGCACGGACGCACTCAACAACAACACTGAGGGCAACGACAACACCGCTAACGGCAGGGCCGCACTCCAGAACAACACTGAGGGCAGCGAAAACACCGCCTACGGCAGGAGCGCACTCCAGAACAACACCACAGGCAACGACAACACCGCCAACGGCACGGACGCACTCAACAACAACACTGAGGGCAACGACAACACCGCCAACGGCAGGAGCGCACTCTACAACAACACTGAGGGCAGCGAAAACACCGCCTACGGCATGAGCGCACTCTACAACAACACCACAGGCAACGACAACACCGCCAACGGCACGGACGCACTCTACAACAACACTGAGGGCAGCGAAAACACCGCTAACGGCAGGAACGCACTCTACAACAACACTGATGGTAGCGAAAACACCGCCAACGGCAGGAGAGCACTCCACAACAACACTGAGGGCAACGAAAACACCGCCAACGGCACGTACGCACTCTACTACAACACCACAGGCAACAGCAACACCGCTAACGGCAGGAACACTGGCACAGGCATCGAGACAGGCTCCGGCAATAGTATATTCGGCGCAAACGTAAGCGGGCTTGCGCCTGACTTAACCGACAATTTGATCCTTGCCAGTGGCGGGGTGATTCGTTTGCAGCATGACGGGGTGGGGACTACTACGGTGCAGGGGGATTTGGTTGCTGATAACCT